AAATTTCCTAGCGTATAAATATACATACAGTCTTGTAAATATGTAGAAGTCTATAATTGTAAACGGCTCATACCATTACCAGTTGAGTTTTGGTGCATAGTAAATTTAATAGTGATACTATCATTTACGTTTACCGTATCGGTTACAGAATATACTTTAATGTAATCTGTTTGAGCATTACATAACGTGGTCATTAATGCTAATATTAGTGTTAGTGTTAGTTTTTTCATCTCAATATTTTTAAAAGTAAATTAATATTATGTTCTAAATTGTTTGATATTAAGTAAAACCTATTAACTGAATACAGTTTACTAATCTTTGTTTTACCGTGCTTTACGTTTGATAATCTTCCCATTATTTCAATTTAATATTATCGTTAATGTATTGTTTAATTTTTACAAAGTCCATGTATTCGTGATTTGGTATTAATGGAACTATTGTATAATAAATATCAAATATGCTTTTAGCTGCATTGGTTTCTAGCACCTCCTTATTAATACAATCATTTACAAAACTTTCTTTAGTAGTGCCTACAATTTTAGTCGTTACTTTCATTGCAAACAATTCTTTTTTCTTTAATAGATTTTGTAACGATTTTTCTGCCATACGTTTAATTTTGTAACAATCACAAATTTGCTATAAATATAGTAATTATTTTTGTTTTATCGAAAATTTTAAATACATAAAAAATATTTCTGAAAATGAGGGTACTATGTTACTTTACTCTCAAATAGGTGATAGTGTAGATGAAAATGGGAATATAACCTATGGAATTTCGGGTAGTTCTTTCGCAAATGAGTTACAATGGCTACAAACACAATGTAAATCTATTTCAGTACGCATTAACTCAGTTGGTGGTAGTGTTTTAGATGGTTATAGCATAGTAAGTGCTATGTTAAGCTGCAAAGTGCCTTGTAACACTTATATTGATGGTTTAGCAGCTAGTATAGCTGGAGTTATTGCATTAGCTGGTAAAAAGTGTTACATGATGGATTACGGTACATTAATGTTACACAATCCTAGTGGTGGTAATGATAAAGCGGTTACTGATTTAGTTAAACAAACTCTAGTAACATTAATTTCAAATAGATGTTCTAAAACAGCCGATGAGATTAGTGTTATGATGGATGCTGAAACATGGTTAACAAGTGCCGAAGCATTAAATAGCGGTTTTGTTGATGAGGTTTTAACTAGCGGTAAAAAAATAAGAATGAAACAAGATAGCCTTTATAATATGGCTGTTATTTATAATAAATTAATTAACCCTAAAACAAATACAATGACTAAAGTTACAGACTTTTTGAAATTGAAAAACGAAGCTGATGAGGATTCAATCGTTTCAGCTATTAAAGAAAAAGATACAGAATTAGCATCTAAGGTTGAAGAAATTGCTTCTTTAAATGCTCGTTTAAAAGTTTACGAAGATGCTGATAAGGCTGCTAAAGATGCAGCTTTAGAAGATATTAAAAACAAAGCTAATGCTTTAGTTAACAAGGCTAAAGAAGATGGTAAAATCAAAGAAGATGAAGTTGAAGGATTAGTTTCTTTAGCTATCACAAACTTTGCAACTGTTGAAAATATGTTTTCTAAAATTAGCAACGTAAAAACTAACAACAATAAAGTATTTGACTTTAAAGTTAAAAACGCTGCTGGTGAAGTTGAAGATCGTTCAAAATGGACTTTTAACGATTGGACTAAAAACGATCAAAAGGGATTAGTTGAAATGCAAAACGCATATCCAGAGCAATTTACTGATTTAGTTAAAGGCTTAAAAGTTACTTTATAATGGAATCAGTATTTATAGCTAACCCAACCGTTAACGAGCTTATTAAGTTTGAAGATGGGACTTGTTTCTTAACAGACCAAGCTGGTAAATGTGGGGCAAATGATTACGCTAAAAAAACTGGTTTAAAATCAGAATTAGTAAAGCGTGAAGAAGTAAAAGAAGAAAAACCTAAAACAACCAAAAAATAAATGAAAAAATCAATCCTAGCGTTTATCGCTCTAATCACAGTAGGTTGTGCTACGGCTCAAACTTACAAATTCCCAACTGGTAATTCTACTGCTTTAACTATTGCAACTAGTGGAACTACTGCTGTAACCGTTATCAATAACATGAATCACGTTGCATCAATTCCAACATTAACAGCAAACATTAATTTTAGTGTAACTGCTTCAAGTCAATTGAAGGCTGGTGCTATGATTATGTTAGCAGTAAAAACAACATCAACTGAAACTACTACTTTTTCAGGAAGTATTGTTGCCCCAGTTGTAACTGGTGTAGCTGGCAAAACTTGGTCGCAAACATATTTATATAACGGTACAAATTTTTACCCTTGTGGTGCTAAAATCCAAGTAGATTAATAATTAACTAAAAAACAAAAACTAATAATCATGGCATTAATTAAAGAGATTTGGGTAAACCAAGTTGTTGAAACCCTAAACCAAGATGCGGCATTTTTACCGTATTCAGTAGACCACTCTGCGTATATCGCATTTGGTACTGTACACATTCCACAGTCTGGAGCTAATCCAAATGTGTTATTAAACCCTACTTCGTTTCCGTTAACTATTGCACCTCGTGTAGATGCTGACAGAACTTACTCAATGGATAGATACGCTTTAGAGCCTACAATCATTGATAACTTAGATGCTTTACAAGTATCTTACGATAAGAAAAACTCTGTTATCGGTCAACAAATTTCAACTTTAGTAGACCGTATTGGTACACAAGTTGCTTATACATGGGCTGCTTCTGGTGCTGCAAACATTATTGAAACTACTGGCGCTGCTGGCGCTTCTTTACCTCCTTCTGGAACTGGTACACGTAAAGCGGTTGCTTTAATTGACGTTGCAAACTTAGCTAAGAAAATGGATAAGGACAATGTACCTAGAATTGGACGTAAATTATTAATGCAAGCTGATATGTTTTGGGAATTGTTTACAATTTCTGAGGTTGTTAGAGCTTCTTATAATGGATTCCAAGTTAATGCCTTAGCTACTGGTGTAGTTGCTCAATTATTTGGTTTTGACATTATGATTAGACCAACTGTTGCTATCTACGCTAAAACAGCTACTGCGCCAACTGCCGTTACTGCTGCTGCTGCTGCTGATGATCGTTTAGCTTGTATTGCATTTCATCCATCTACTGTATCTCGTGCAATGGGAACTATTAATCCTTTATTTGATGAAGGTGGAAATGGTAACGGTAAACCTGAGTATTTAGGTTCTATCTTCAACATGGAAGTAATGTTAGGTTCTGCTATTTTAAGAGCTGACATGAAGGGTGTTGCTGCTTTAGTACAAGCATGGGTATCTTAATAAATTAATTACACAAATAGAAAAGGCTTGTAGTTGTATTATTACAAGCCTTTTTTTAAAAACAAAAATATAAAACATGGCAAATGATGTAATATTTGTAAAACAACAAGGCGGTTTAGGTCGTCCTTTAGCTGGAGAAGATTTTATCTCTGGTTTGTTGTTTTATAGCGATGCAACTTATCCAACTGGATTTAGTTCATCAAATAAATGCAATGCTGTATTTTCAATTCAAGAAGCGGAAGCACTAGGAATTACAAATACTTCATTAGGAGAAACAAAAGCGGTTGCTAAGTTGACTATTGCTGGAACACCGGCTATTGGAGATACTTTAGTAATTAATTACGCTGGCACTTTAGGAACTACTAACGTTTTAGCTAGTTATGCTTTAGTATCTGGCGAAGAAACTACTGCTACAACGGCTGCTGCTGCTTGGGTAGCTAAAATAAATGCACAAACTACTGTACATGGCTTTACTGCTAGTAATACGGCTGGAGTTATTTATATCACTACTAAACCTGGCGAAGGAGTTTATCCAAATACGGGTACACCATATAGCTCAATCGTAACTGGTGGCTCAACTGCTACATGGGTGCAACCAATCGGAACTGGTTCAACTGTATTAGGAGTAGCTTCTGATATTGACGTGCTTTGGTATCATGTTAACGAGTTTTTCCGTATTCAACCAAAAGGAAAATTATTTATTGGATTCTATCCAACTAGTGATGCTACTACATTTGCAAGCGTTACATTAATGCAAAACATCGCATTAGGTAAAATTAGACAAATGGGAGTTTATCAATCAACTACTACATTTGCTGGTACACAAGTTACAGCATTGCAAGCGGTTGTTAACGCTAATGCAACGGTTCATAAACCTTTAGAGATTATCTATCAAGGTAAAATGACAAGTGCAACTACATTAACTGGATTAGCAGACATGAGAGCTTTAGCCGCTCCAAATGTATCGGTTGTTTTAGGACAAGATGGTGCAAATAGAGGTTATAAACTTTGGCTATCTCATGCTTATTCAATCGGTATTGTTGGCACAACTTTAGGAGCTGTTGCTTTTGCAAAAGTATCTGATGATATTGCTTGGATCGCTAAATTTAATGTATCTAATGTAGAATTTGACACTTTAGCTTATGCTAATGGATATGTTTATTCTGCTCAATCTGATGGAACAAATGATAACGTTAATACTTTAGGATATATCGCACTTAAAAAATTCGATATTGAAGGAAGTTATTTTAACGATTCTCATACAGCTACACCAGTTAGTGGAGATTTTGCTTATATCGAAAACAACCGTACTTACAACAAAGCAATTAGAGGATTAAGAGCGTTTTTATTGCCACAGTTAGCAAGTCCATTAAAAGTAAAAGCGGATGGAACTTTATCAGAAGATACGATTGGGTACTTTGAAAGTTTATGCGATAGAGCTTTAGCGGAAATGTTAAGAAATAGCGAGTTGTCAGCTTATGGAGTTGTTATTGATCCATCACAAAACGTTTTAAGCACTTCTGAATTAGTAATTAGCGTTTCATTAGTACCAGTTGGAGTAGCTCGTACAATTACAGTAAATGTAGGTTTCACTTTATCAATACAATAAGAAAATGGCTTTATCATTACCTGCCTTAATTAATGGCAAAAGTTACGAGTATGCAGATATTATTGTGAACATCTTAGGTGTTCCAATTACTGGCATTACTTCAATCGAATACGACATAAAACAAAACATGGAAAACATCTACGGTGCTGGTAATAAACCAGTATCTCGTGGGTATGGCAAGTTTGAACCAACTGCAAAGATTACTTTGCTAATGGAGGAAATAGAAGCTATTACAGCCGTTTCTCCATTGGGTACATTACAAGCTATTCCAGAGTTTGATATTATCGTTATCTATACAGATGCAGCTTTAATTCCACGCAAACACGTTTTAAAAGATGTTCGTTTTATGAACAATCCTAGAAAGTCAAATACTGGAGATACTTCTATTTCTTGCGACTGTGAATTAATTGTTTCTGATATTAAATATGTTTAATTTATTTGCTATATTTGTAGGACTAAAAACCCTATAAATATGGCAAAATCAAAAGCGGACGACAATAAGTTGTTAGAAGAATTAAAAGCAAAGTACGGAGTAATTAGAACTTTGATTATTCCTTTAGATGAAGATGATGAAACTAAAACAGCAACTATTCATTTAAAAAAACCAGATAAACAAACTCGTGACATGGCTAACAAGCTGGC